GACGTAATAGATAAAGCTAGACAGTACCTTTTACCGCCGGGCAGTGCGCTTTGCCGCCGCGAACCGCTTCGCAAACGACTTATCAAACGACCGGACGGCAGTCCTTCGACCATCTTCATAAAACGGAAACCGCTTCGGTATTCTAACCGCAGTATCTTCTAACAGATATAAACGCTTCAACGGATAACGCTTCTTCGTGCGCCGTTCTAATATCATCTCCTGATTTCCTACGGTCTGCACGAACGCACGCGGTCTTCCCAACACAGTGCGTGGCTTATTCCTGTTATAACTGGCGCGACCTCTCACTACTGGGCGGTCTTGCGCTGGGATAGCGATAGATTTACCGCGTGGAACTTTTATGCCGCCCTCTGCTTGGTTAACCATATATTCACGACCAAGCCGGTCAAACACTGCCGCAACCAGCACACGCTTAGATGGCGAACGCTCAACGCGAAACATTGTTTTAGCAAACTGTTTATTCTTAACCAAGAACGATGACGGATAAGTTCTTTCGACAATCTCTTTACGAACTGCAAACGCTGTATCATTAAGCGCACGATGCGTGGCGAACGGTATCTGGTTCTTGCCAAACGCATCAATTGCTTTAGCCAACGTGGATATATTAGAAGCGATGTTTATGTTCATTGCACAGTACCACCGTCCATAGTGAACACCACAACATCATCATCGTCATTGCTGAAATCAGCCAGAACATAGCCGCAGTTATCGCACGCGATGATGCCGCTAAACTCCTCAACAATGCAGTGCGTTTCTTTATCACACTGATTGCAGATAATCTCATCGCTAAAGAATAAAACCTGACTCATAACCCAAGATACCTAAAAAAAATCCCCAGCACAAGGCTGGGGCAGTTGGGAGGAACTAATCATCTTTAGCATAATCATCGTAATTAACGACATTGTCAAGATCAACGCATTCAGCACCGACAGCCGCATAGCCGGCTATATCAACCCAACTATCGCGATGCGCTGGATTGTCAAGCAATCGCGCCATCTTTATTCCGATCATCGCCAATGGTACTTGGTGCGGTGCTATCTCAATATCTAACAGCCCCATCCATATCACTGCGATCTTAGCGTGTAGGTCATACGCATCACCGTACTCGCCACCACGTTCTTTAATGATCTTCAGCGCGTCTTTCAGTATATCTTCTTTGTTCATAAGAACTCCCTAAAATGGAATTTCATCATCTAACGCATCATCGATAGGTTTTATGCTAACGACTTCAGCACCGGCGAAGATTGACTTAACTTCATTAACCGCCTCGACCACCGGCTTGTTCTGTATGGATAACAGGTGCGCTATCTCACTGACAGAATATACTAACATCTCACGGTTATCGCGCGCAACCTTTGTGCAATCGCCTTTGGTCTTGCACACCGCCAGCACCTTACCATCAGCCATCGGTGCTTCAAAGTAATCACCGGTCACTTCACTATGCCCACGCGCGATAGCTTCCTGTTCTAGTTTTGCGTAAGCGCGTCCAGTCACTTCCACCTGACGCACGACTTCCATACCATCGTTGCTATCGATAGCCTTGTTCAGCCGGTCACGTTGCTGATAGAACTTCTCGCGCAACTCAAACGATACAAGTTCCTGTAATCGATCCACGCCCCACCGAACTTCATACGAACTAACCGTTGCATCGTGATCCATTAATGCACCCTGTATGCGTTTAAAATTAACATCATCATTTCTTGCGATACGTTGAACCATAGCCCACCATCCTCTCGTTGGTTGTCTTACTCGTTTCACCATAACTTAACCTTACCTTACTTCCGCCCCCTATAGGGTGGCGGTAAGGTAAGTAAGGTTGTTACGAACCTTACCAAACCTTACCAAACCTTACCTAAAATAGATCATCTTCGGTAAGGTTGCCATCTAAGCCCCTGATAATACTATACCTTTTATTTTCAAGTTTTATGTAATGTGATGTAAGGTGCTTTCTAGCCCTTACTCTTCTGGTGTCAGCCGCCCCATCGCTGGGTGCTTCGGCATTTCTGCCGTTTTTAGCCCATAATGTATTATGTGCTTCCAGAAAAACTTTTTCATCCACATAGTTTTTTTCGCTTTTGCTTATCAAGTCTTTGAGCAAGTTATAAACTTCAATGTGTTCTTCATTAAGCACAGTAACCTTTACATCATCATCGTTCTTGACCTTCTTTTCAGTCAGTTTAATCACCGCGCTATCGTCAGCTATTAACGCAACCTTCTCAAAGGCGAACTGCATATCTGGTACTGGTTCAGCGTCCTTCTGCTTCTCAACGTGCATCAACACATTTTCCTTACCAGCCGCCTTGACTTGCAATGACGTATCAACCGCCCCTAGAAGCGCGTTAGAACCACGCATACCGCGACTAGTGTCCTTACCACTATGATGTATCGCCAGCAACGCACAACCGGCGTGTGTGCGTACCCTGTCGCACGCTTCAACGAATATTCCAATTTCTGAACTGCTATTTTCTTCCATACCAACCATCGATCTTGCGACGGTGTCTATAACGATAAGCCGGTAATCACCGCCGAAGTAATCTATGGTGTCGATCAGTTCTTGTATATCCGCTTCATCACGAAACTGCACCGCCTTCGGCACAACCTGTAGCGGCACGTTATCATTAAGGCCATAATGGGTTTCCCAAGCTTTGACGCGCTTACCAAGGCCGCCTACGCCTTCGCCAGCTATATACAGCACCTTACCGCCGTCAACCGTCCTGTCGTGCCACGCACGCCCATAGGCAACCGATAACGCTATGTCTAAGGCTATAAACGATTTACCTACGCCGGGTGCGCCATATAATGCGCTGAAGCCGTGTTTAGTTATCACGCCATCAACCAGCCATTTGACCGGCGGCATATTACGCAATTCGTTAAGCCCCAAGATAGGCAGTATTTTTGCTGGCGGTTCATCCACCTTAGCCTCAATCTTCGGCGCGTTCTTAACTAACTCGCGCAGTTGTTCGATGGTGTTGCCAGCATCTAGCCAATCAACCGCATCGCCTTTATCTGGCAGATTAGGCAGATCAACGCGCTTAACGGCTTTTGCGACAGGCAGTAGTTCATTAATCACTTTTATCGCGTGCTTATCGCCAGCTTCATCGTTATCGGGGATTATGACCACATTACGCCCAGCGAAATATGTGTTTAACTCTGGTTTCCAATTACCAGCACCGCCGTGGTTAGTTGACGTTATAACGCTATAACGCTTTAACGCTTCTGCGGCTTTCTCGCCTTCAACTATATAAATGGTCTTATCAGGGTTAGTCAGGATATCGGGCAGATTGTACGGAAGAGGATCAATGTCTTTAACCGACCAAACCCAACCGCCATTGCCGTCCGATCTGCGTTGCCGATATGTTTTCTTACCGCCTTCATCGATGCGAATAACCTGATACGCCTCAACGCCGTCAGCGTCATAATAGCTATATTCGGTTGTGCGCTTCATCGGTCGGTCTAACGCCGGCTGTACGCGCTTCGATATGTTGAACTTCTTTTCGGCTATGTCAGCGATAGACATTAGCGATGCGCCTTCGTGTAGGCGTATCATTTCCATTACGCCACCGCCCTGACCTAGTTCGTGGTCATAGAAAGTGCCGGCTTTTAGATCAATCACCTTGCTGAACTTATTGCCGAAATAAATCTTATCACCGTGTCGCTTTGTAGGTGTTCCCAGATAATGCGTTGCAACAGGTTCTATATAAGCCGCATAATTTGTTGTCATTGGTATTCTCCCAGTTCTCCCAGACGCCAAGAGCGATGGCGGTCTAGCTGGGAGAGGCTAGACCGCCATCTTCTACGACCTAAAACAAGTCGTCATCCGACTGAGCCGCTGGGGTCGGCGCAGGAGCGACAGGTTCAGGCGCAGAACCTGTCAACATATCAGGAGCATCCACCCAGCCTGATATGTTCCATTCGGGTGCTTTAAAACGCAAATCGCCTTGTGGGGTGCTTACCTTCACTGCAACCGTGCCAGTGATTTCAACAACCGGAACTTGACCGGGATGTTGTGCTTTGGTTGCCTCGAAAGCATTATGCAATTCGTCTAAAGCCCTCATTACAGTTTTAGCAGAGTGTGAGAACTCACGCAAACCTAACTGCTTGGAACAGATGCGAACGCGAAACGCACGCTTAAAGTCGCCTTCCGGTTTTGCCGGAATAGCCTCGCCAACTTTGACCATCTGAAAGTCTGGTCTGCCTGACTCGAAAGATAACCACCCAACTTCCAGATTATGCATATCCATTACAAATTTGACCGGCAGAGCAATTTCGCTTTCATCTTTCATCCATTGACCGGATGCGTCTTGAACGCGATCTTGCTTAATTAGATCACCAGCCTTTGCATCGTATTTAACGATAGGCAGGATATCCCCAGACGAAGTTGACTCATCTAAATTAAAACCTAATGCCATAACAATAACTCCTTTAACAATAACATTAGTTGCATTTGACTTCACCAAACGTGAAGCCGCTAATCGGGTAGTAAGCAAACAGATCAACCGGATCATCCCGATCAGTGCGTCTGCTAATCCCGATATCGTGTTCAGCATCGAAATTAATGATGCCGATACGATCCGTCCATTCGACTAATAACTTGCATTTCAGCCCAGTTGCGCTGGTTAGATTAGACGCGGCTATAACTTTGTGCAAGTTAACCATCATCGATGGGTATTCTGTCGATGCAAAACTGCGCGTCTTTATTTCGATAAAACCTAACGCCTTATCGCCGCGCATCAATAACGCATCCATAATATATTTAGGCGGCAGATCAACGCATTCGCATTTATAGCGTTCTGCGATTGCCGCCATAAGTTGCTTTTCACGCGCGATTGCGTCTGGCGTATCATACCAAGTCATAGCAACTCCCTGCACACATAGAAAAAGGTTTTCATATCCATTTCGCACGCATATTTCCAATCGTGGGGCAT